CAAGGAAACCACCTACTAAAATGGACATAGTCGGCAAAGTGATTTCGAGCTGGTCGCGCATGGTTAATGCCGCCCGGCACGATCCACGCAAACGCCGCTGGGTAGACGCTCAACTGGCCGACACAAAGCTGGACGTCAGCTCTGCATCTCGGCAATCGATCGCCGCACTATCCCGCTGGCTTTGTTACAATAGTGCTATCGTTCGCGGGGCGATTGATACGATGACGCGGAACGCGATCGGCGCCGGCATCAAATGCCAGGCACGCACAAAGGACGAGGGCTGGAACAAGGCGACAGAGGAGTGGTTGGCGATGTGGGAAGGCTCTTGTGACGTGCGCGGTATTCTCACTTACCAAGCGATGCAGCAAGTGGCAACCCGCACCATGCTACGGGATAATGAAATTTTCATACTTTTGACTGATAACGGTGACGGCTGGCCGATGTTGCAGATGGTGGAAGGGCACCGTTGCGAAACTCCATCTTACGTTAAGGACGACGCCAAAATTTTCGACGGCGTTCGGATGAACAAGTTCGGCCGCCCCTTGAGTTACTACATCCGTACCGGCATAAACGGCGACACGTTCACAGAGGTACAGGCTGCCGATCTAATTCTGCTGGCAGAACGCGACAGGGCAGACGAAGTGCGGTCGCTATCCAAGCTGGCATCGTGCATCAATTTGCTACTGGATCGGGACGAGATTCTGGACTACGAGATGCTGGCTTGTAAGCGGGCAGGGCAGATCGGGATGGCAATCGAATCCACGACTAACTCTGGCCCTGGATTCTTTAACCCGACAGAGACTGATTCAACAAACCTAACGACCGACAACCTTTTCGGCGGTGGCGCCTTGGTCAATGTGCCGATGGGCAAGACGCTGCGGGAGATCAAAAACGATCGACCCAGCCAGAATCTCCAACAACACATGGATCAGTACATCCGGGCAGTGGCGTCCGGGCTTGGCGTTCCTTACGCCTACATCTGGTCGCCCAATGAGCTGACCGGCCCCAGCCAGCGGTTCGTTCTCGCCCAGGCTCAACGCCGATTCGATGAGATTTCAGACGCGGTGATCGAGCAGATGCTGAAACGGGTTCGCAAGTGGGCACTGGCCAAGGCGATCAAACGTGGCGATCTGACTCCGCCCAGGGGAATGGCGATGTGGTGGGAAGCGGTCTATCACACCCCAGCCCGCACTACGATCGACGCCGGCCGGGACAGCGCCGCTGACCGGGAAGATCTAAAGATGGGGATTAAGACTCTGGCCGATATTAGCGCAGAGCGCGGATCGGATTGGCAGGAGATCGTAAATCAGAAGATTGCCGAGCAGATCTACATTAAGCAAAAGGCACAGGAAGCTGGGCTGACTATGGCAGACGTGCAGATCACTGGCGCACCCGCAGCTCCTGCTGAACCCGTGGCTGCCACGCCACCAGCCGCACCGTTGCCAGAGGATACGACCGTTCAGCCCCAGCTTGAGGAAGCGATTGAGCCGGTAAAGGCATCCGTTCCATCCACAGAAACCTTTACAATGCGCGACGAGCCAGATTTTAACCTTACCCCAAAAGAGATGAATATGGTGGTGAAAGCGATCGGGATCGGGGCAAAGCCAAAAACAAAAAAGAGAAAGTAGTTGATTAAGCCTGCCGAGTGGGAGCAGGCTGGGGGAATGGAAGGCGTAGGAGGAATTGTATATAGCTTACTTATTGTCGCAGCTTTCGTGTTGGGGGTACTGCTCTTGCTTTTGCCCGTGTTTGTTTTTCAGATTGCGAACTCATCAACTCGTAGCGAGGAATTACTCAAGAAGGCGATCGCGGAACTAGAAAAATCCACTTACGAGTTAAAAAAGATTAACGCCCACCTAACTCCTCCGCTTCCTCCGCAAGAGTAATTTGACACGCCATGCGCGGGCATGGCTCAAAAACTATTTAAGGGAATTTCCGTCATCACCGCTGGCCCTGCTTTGGGTCACGGGATGGTCATCGACGCAGACACTCTGGAACAAGTCGTCCGGGCCGGAAACGATCTCGGCCAAGTAAAGGTACTCTCTGACCACAGTTCTAGCGTTTCTAACATCATCGGATACCTAGAAAACTTTACCTTAGACGGCGGTCGCGTCCGTGCGGATCTCACCTTATTTGAAAGCCACGAAGGCTTTGCCTATTTCAGCGAACTAATTGGCACCCTCCCTGGGCAAATCGGATTTTCCATCAGCTTCAGTGGCGTGCCCAGGATGGCAGAGGACGGCACTCAACTGGCTGACGTCAGCACGCTCTACTCCGTCGATCTCGTGACTACCCCAGCAGCCAATCCGACAGGCGTTTATTCTGCACGGGTTGACACACGCAAATCGCTTAATATGGACACAACCGTAAAAGAATCAGCGCCGGTTATCGAAGCCGCGCCCGAAGCACCGGCGGCCCCGGCGTTTAATGCCGAGCAGGCCATCGCCGCTCTCTCCGCCCGGATCGACGAACTCGTCGGCAAATTTGCCGCCAAGTTTGAAGCCGTGGTCGAAGAAGCTCCCGCAGTAGCCGAAGCACCCGTGGCAGAAGAAGCACCCGCAGTTGCGGAAGCTCCCGCTCCCGAAGCCAAGGCCGATTTAGAATCTAACGACAAGATCGTCGCTCTCGAAACCAAGCTCGCTCGCCTCACTGTCGAGCTGGAAGCCAGCAAAGGCACCCAGCCCGTTGAGATCAGCGAAGCCAAACCCCTTTCTCGTAATGAACTTCTCGCGAAGTTTAACGCAGAAAAAGATCCCCGTCGTGCGGCGGAGATTTTCAACCAAATCAAGCTCGCACGATAACTAAGAAAGAAGGATAGAACTATGGCAAATAGCCTCGCAACAACGAGCAACGGCAAAGTCGTAGCACAACGTGCTCTCGAATTGCTGGTTGAAAACTACTCATGGATCGCTTCCGGCGTTTCCGATTTTTCGGACGCTACCGCCCGCAAGGGTGACGCGATCGTAACCCACACCGTCTCGATCCAGTCTGCCTCGGATTATTCCAGCACGGCCGGATACGTGGCTGGCGACGCAACCCAGACTGATGTGGTTGTGACGCTCTCCAACTTTAAGCACGTTTCCTACGCTTTGAATGATGACGAGCGCACCAGCTCCTCGATCAACTTGGTCGAGCGCTTTGCAGCGCAAGCGGCCCACGCTCTCGGAAAGAGCATGGTGGATACCGTTCTCGCGTTGGTCACCAACAGCAACTACACAACGACCGCCACCATCGCGGCCGGTGCAGTGACCTTTGGTTCCATCGTCGACATCGCGGCTCAGTTGAACAGCGCAAAGGCTCCTATGGGTGGACGGTTCGCCGTTCTCAGCCCCACTAACTACGCCAACCTGTCGAAAGACACCGTTGTCGTGGCAAACGCCCAGCGCTCCACCGACCTCGTCGGCGGATCTAGCATCGGCGAAGTGCACGGCGTGAACGTATTTAACTACGCTTCGCTGCCTTCTGCGGTATCCAAAGGATTCATCGCCCAACAGGAAGCGATCATCGTGGCGGCTCGTCTGCCCGAGATTCCTAATGTTGAGTTCAGCGGCACCGTTGCCAACGTGACGGAAGCCAAGAGCGGTCTGTCGCTCCAGGTTCGCGAGAGCTACTCGCTCGTGACCGGCAGCGTGCAGCGCACCTATTGCCTCATCTACGGTGCGGCAAAGGGATCGGCCAGTTCGCTCGTTCGGATCGTGTAAGTTACAGAATCATCCGGGTTGCCCGGACGCATCGGGGGGTGCGTCCGGGCTTTCCCACTCTAAAAATATGAATAACCCCCTAGTGTCTCTTGCTTTAATCGTCGGCCCCAACGAAGGCGACATTCTTAAACGCCTTATTCAATCCGCCCGTGGTCTATGGGACGAGGTTGTCGTCGTGGCGGCAGTAGGTAAAAATGAGGCGCACAGTGTGCGTATTTGCGCTCAGGAGGCCGCTGGCGAGGCTTTAGTCTGGGGTGAATACCAGAACAGCCCAGAGCACAGGGATTGGCCCCATATCGATAATTTTGCCGCTGCCCGTAATCAGGCTTTTAACCTGGCAAAAGGAAAGTACGTCATCTGGGCAGATTGCGATGACTTGTTCGACGGCGACCAAGCCAAGATCCACCGACACGTTATTGAGGAACGGGAAAAGGCTGACAAAGGCTGGGACATCCTAGTCACCCGGTACGACGTTCAAAACAGCGGCATGCGCCACAATCGCCGGGAACGGATCTTCCGCCGGCGGGCCGATGGGTTCCTACCGGCCGTGTGGGAGCGATCCATCCACGAACGGGTTAAGCCAATTCCAAACATGGAAGTCGGACTGGCCGACGGCCTCGTCATCGTCCACGCACCTAACAACTGCAAAAAGAACTCCAGCGACAGAAACAAGCGAATCCTAAACAGCATCTTAGAAGGCGCCGGGATGAACTGGTACTATATCGGCATGGAATCGTTTTTGCGGAACGATTACCAGAGCGCCATCGGCCCCGTGCTTCTTGCGCTGGAGCATTCAGATCTAGGCATCACGGAACGCTACCAGCTCCTGTGCATGGCCGGGGTGATGTGTGCAGATCCCGCCAAGCGCAGAAAATAT